AAAAGGTTTTAGACCGAAACAAGCATTTTATATTCATCAACAAGACAAGGAAGCCTTAACACGGGAACAATTATTCATATTCTTAGCGGAGGGTTTTACTGATTGTTCATATGCAAATGATGAGCATGCAAGTTTTTATATACCCGGTGATGATTACGTAAACGGTGAGTATTTTGATCCGATAGCTATTTTTGTAATTCCTGACGAAATAGACGTAGATTTTTATATTCACGATCCAGATACAGGTAACGAATATAAAAGCACAAATATTCATCAAATCATTATGGATTATAAATCAATTTTAACCGATAGGAGGGAACGTTAAAATGACTAACTACAATTGGGATATACCAACCAGAAACGCCAACGCATTAAGATATCTTGCACAAAAACAAGAACAGGCCGAAAAACGCCATATAAGGCTCACACGCAACCGTAAACGGATTACAGGTGTCATTGTATCTCGTCTTGGTTTAATGGCTGTAATGGCTTTTATTTCAATCGGTGCGTTTTTGTTAGTAACTTTATTTAATGTAATTTTAAGGGGGTAAAAATGAGTCAGAACAAAAAACTTTTAAGTTATCTTAAAAATAATGGGTCTATTGATCCAATGCAAAGTCTTAACGAGTTAGGGATTTACAGATTAGCAGCTAGGATTTACGATTTAAGATCAAAAGGAAATATTATTAAGACAATAAAACAAGAAAACGGCTACACAAAATACATTTACACATCATAAAAATGGGGGCTATATGCCCCCTTTCTTTTACCAGGGTACATCGTCATCAAAACCATCATCAGCTATCTTTGGTTTAGTGTAAGACTCTTGACCCCCATCTGTATAAAAAACATTAACATTGCCCAGTATCGGAGTTTGTAATTTCTGTTCTCTCTCTTCTTTTGTTGTTGTTTGGCTTATAAAGCCATTCGCATCGTATTTATTCTTTGCCATAGTATCCACAAAGGTCGTTAAATTTAAATAGGTTCCCTTGTCACCCTTGAACATTCTTTCTTTGTCAATCTTGTTGACGTTGATTTGTATGTTTAATCCTAGTTTCATATTACCCTGCCATTAATTTGTTAAGTTGATTTGATTCTTGTTCACCAAGAATTTTATGTAAAAACTTTAAGTCAAATGTATTAAGGTTTTCTACTTCAACCTTTACATCGTAATAACTGTCTTGATCTGTTAGACCCTCAGATATATCGTCCTTTAGTTTTCTCCATCTGTCGCTGCCGTTACTGCTTAACTGTCTTATTTTGTCTTTCTTTGCAGTTACCTCGCCACGTCTAAACGAATTAAACAATCCTATCTGCTGCTCTTCTGTGCATTGAGACATAAGAGCGTGCATTGTCATACCATCATTGCGTTCCAGCGCATCATCTAACATGGCCTTTTGTTCTAACGTGTACGAGGGCTTAACCGAAAACTCGTCAGCTTCATCCTCACTGTACACGTCACCATGTAATCCGACTAACTTTAGAATCACACGATCTTTTGCACGTTTCTCTGCCATGGCAAACGGATAACTATTCTTGCAGTTGTAGGGTGCTGATTCACCTACTGACCACTCAGACTTATCACCTAAATGACCAGTAACCAAGACAGCGACTTCTTTGTTCTTGATACTAACCTCTATGAAATCTGGCTTATCAAACTGTATTCCCTTGAACGCTGCTAACTTCTCAAGTGTTTTATGCTTGATAACTAACGTACCATGACAATCCCACACCGTATCGTTATCAGGTTTGATACCCATCTCTCTAAATACTTTTCCAACATTCTCTGGTATGTTGTTCTTCATTTTATAACCCCAATAATCGTTCGTTAAACTTGTTCAATGGATCAAATTTAGCATTGTCCATTTGCTCTTTTGCATACCTAGCACCATAAGCATGATCGTATTCTTTTGATTGCCCTGGCATATGTGGCTTGCCCAGTTGACAGTCAGCATCACCACGATCATAGTCAGATAGCTTTTCATATGACTTGTACTCCTCGTCTGTTAAACAATCCCAACAAACATAATGGTAGCCATCATCAAAGTCTTCTTTGTCTGTCATTAACCCATATATATCTGATGGCACCCATAAATCACCATCTTTATTTTGATCACATCTATCACAATAAATGATCTCATCATTCGGAAATTGCCATACCATTTTATTAATCCCTTTTTAATTGATTGAAAATATATAGTGACACAATGTGAAAAGTATGTCAAACTTATTTAACAATATAACAAGGAATAACAATGACAGAAGAACAAACAATCCACTTGAATGTGGGTAAAGCAATCAATCATTATTTAAAAATGTTTGGTATGAATCAATCACAGTTTGCCATTAAATGCGGTATGTCTAGGTCGATGATTACATATTTAGTAAACAGTAAAAGAGCACCATCTATAAGGACATTACAGAAGATATCTAATAGCTGCGAAGTAAAGTTATCTGAATTTATAAGGGCTGCTGAATGAGCAATTACAATTTTGTAAAGCCAAACTATTACGCAATTATCCCAGCTAATGTTAGATATGATGACAAACTGCCAGCTAATGCAAAGTTATTGTACGGTGAGATTACAGCACTATGCAATAAAGAAGGTAGATGCTGGGCATCAAATAATTATTTTGCTGAACTATATGGGTTAAATAAACGATCTATTACAAGGTTAATACAAGCTTTAAACTTATGCGGTTATATAAAAATGACTGTGGAATACAAAGAAGGAACTAAGCAAATCAGTAAGAGATACGTACAAATTTGTCATGAAGTTATAGACAAAAATGTCCCCAGCCCTATAGACAAAAATGTCTACTATAATAATACAAGTATTAATACTACATTTAATATACCTACAGTTGATGAATTAGAAGAATATAAAAAAGAAAAAGGTTATCAGTGTGATGTTAAACAATTTTTTAATTACCATGAGTCAAAAGGATGGATTGTTGGCAAAGTTAAGATGAAGAATTGGAAACGTGCATTGAGTTTTTGGGAATCAAACAACAAAAAATGGAGCAAGAAAGATGGAGACAAGACAACAGCTAGAGCAACTTATGCATCAAGCATCTACGACTACGATAAAGCAACAGACTTTTAGTAAACAAGACAAAGATGTTATTGCATATTTCTTTTTAAGATTACAAAACACTTATGGCATTGCAAAGATGCAGTCTCAATGGCCTGACTCGCATACCTTGTCATTAGCTAGAAGAGAGTTTGGTAAGTCAATATCAAGATTAAGCAGAGAACAGATCAATGCTTTGTTTGATGTAGTACACGATGAAAGACAAAAGGGTAATGATAAATTTTTATTTCCTGACATTGATGCAATACTTGGTTTGCAAAAACAAAACGCAAGGATAGCAAGCTATCACAAACTGTACATACCCCATCAACTAGCACCCAGGGAAGTAAAAGATAGGCGTAAAGCAAACATAATTGCTCTTGATAAAATGAGGAAAGAGTTAAACATATGAATGGAAATACAAAGTTTTTTGTTTATCGTGGTAAAACCAACAAGTTAATTTTTGGTAACAAATATTCACGTACCGAAATAGCAGAATTATTTGATAGATCAACATCTTTTGTTTCTAACAGATTGAGAAATAAAAAATCATTTACAGACTCTGATTTGGAAATAAGAGAAAGAAAAAAACGATTAAGAAAACGACAATCGCTATATGACACAAAAAATTTAAGTAGCGCATGGTTAAAGAAAAAACTTATATAGGTGAATAATGTCTGAACAATGGTTTATAAATAATCAACACAAAAAAGAATGTTTTAAAACATTTGTGGATGAAATTTGTGAGAGCAATGATAGCGTCACATTTATATGCAAGACAGGTAAACCCAGATCACCTAAACAACAAGCAGCACTTGAAGTTTATTTTAGAAATGCAGCAAGTATGTTAAATGATGCTGGTTACTATCATCAATTAAATGCAGATTTTCTTAGAGATTCTATTGAAATACCCTGGACGCAAGAATCATTCAAAGAGTTTTGGCGATCAATACAGAACACAATGTACGGTGTTTCTTCAACCACAGACATACAATCTGACAAAGTATCTAAGGTCTATGATGCTATTAACTCAGCATTGAGTGAGCGTACAGGCATACACATACCGTTCCCATCAAAGCCAATGACAGATTTATGAGTCAAAAACTACGCAAGAAATGCCTGACTGCTATACAAAAACTAGCAAGGATATCTGCTGCTGATCAGCTTGGTATGGTGCAATGTGTATCATGCGACAAAAGATTGCACTGGAAAGATGCAGATGGTGGACACTACATAGCCAAGGGTAGTTCATCATATTGGGCGTTAGAGATAGAAAACGTACATCCACAATGTAAAGGATGTAATTGTTTTGGTATGAGTAAGGGCAGCGCAGAAGGACAGTACACACTATGGATGATAGATATGTACGGTGAAGACTTTGTTAGACAAATGCATCAAGACAAACGCAAGCTAAAAAAAATGTACAAACAAGATTATGAAGATATGCTCAAAGAATTTAATGAATTAATTAAACATCACGAAGAAAGATTATCCTGACCCCAAGTAGATAGGCTAAAAAAAGGGTGTAGAGTTGGGGACAAATTAAATACTTGCATTAACTCAGACACTTGTTAGAATAAAAGTCCTTTTTATGATTGTATGAAACCCCCTTTTAAGCCCCACATGGGGCTTTTTTTTGTTATACTCAAAATATGGAGAAGAAAAGTTTACTCAAACGTATCGGTGTATCTGGTTACAACAAAGCAAAACGCACACCAAATCACCCTACAAAATCACACGTTGTTGTTGCAAAAGTTGGCGATAAAGTTAAAACTATACGTTTCGGACAGCAAGGAGCTAAGACTGCTGGCAAACCTAAATCTGGAGAGTCTCAAAGAATTAGAAATAAACGAGCAAGTTTTAAAGCAAGGCACAGAAAAAACATAGCACGCGGTAAAATGTCTGCTGCGTGGTGGGCAAACAAAGTTAAATGGTAAGGAGATAATTATGCCGTATCACACAGGTTCAAAAAGCAAATCAAAACCAAAGCCAAAGAAAAGCAAGCCAAGGAAATAACGTGGCAAAAGGTATAAAACATTACTTTGCTGACGGCAGAGAGTACACAGGAGGCACTCACAAGATGCCAAATGGTGAAACGCATAGCGGTTCTATGCATACAAAAAATAGTAAAAAGTTATTTCATTTCAAAGACTTATCTGACAAAGCTAAACAAAAAGTTAATGGTAAATAATTATGGACATGAATAGAAAGAAAAAACTAACTGCACGACAAAGAAAACTTGCAGCTATGTATGGTGACAAAGATAAAATTACTCGCGGTGATGTTATTGCTGCTGCTAAGAAAGGTAAAAAATGACATCACGAGTCAATGAAGCTGGTAACTATACCAAACCTAGAATGAGAAAAAGTTTATTTGAAGCTATCAAACGTGGTGGTAAAGGTGGTAATCCTGGTCAATGGTCAGGCAGAAAAGCACAGATGTTAGCAAAACAATACAAAGCTAGAGGTGGTGGCTACAGGTAATGGCACTCAGGAAGCCACAGAAATCGCTCTTAGACTGGGGTAAACAAGATTGGGGTACTAAGTCAGGCAAACCATCTACAGTCGGCCCTAAGGCCACAGGAGAGCGTTATTTGCCACGTAAGGCTAGACAGGCATTATCTTCTCAAGAATATGCAGCAACCAGTAGAAAGAAAAAGAAAGACACTCAAGCTGGTAAGCAAGTATCAAAACAACCTAAACGTATAGCAAAGAAAACATCTAGGTATCGTTAGTAAGACCACATAACAGATTCTGTATTTCTGTTATCAACGTGTATAAAAGTTTTAGCTATACCTATACCATTGAATCCCATCTCTACAGCGTTCTTTACAATTAAGTATCGCTCCATACCATTGTTTACTTTAATATCAGATGCTATGCCTTGTGCATGAGTGCCAGGCTTTTCTTTCTTTGATTCAATACTATGTGATGGGCTTCTGTATCCACTTGTAATTATAAATGGAAAACCACAAGCATCGCGTAAATCGTCTAACTTATATAAAAAGTTTGGACACATTTCGTTCTCGCCTGTTTCTTGGCAATCAAAGTCTGATAGCTTAAAGTATTTCACTTTGTAGGTTTTTTAGATTTGGGTGCAGCTTTCTTTGGTATAGCTTTTTTTTGACGTACTGTTTTATATGCTTCGTTTTTATCTGGCGTTGATTTGTCATCAGCTACAAACTGTCCCTTTTCATCTCTGTTACGTACTGTAACGTCTTCTGAATTAGTAAAAAAGTTTACAATACTTCTAAATAAACCCATAATTATTCTCCTATTTCTTTTTATTTACCTACGCCTTTAATACGTTCATACGATCTGGCGGAGCCGAGTCCAAGCATTCCGAGCAAAAGCGGCATCATCACAGAGGCATCTGCTTGGGGGATTATAATACCAAAGCCTGCACATATAGGAGATATTAAGAAGTTAACAAATAAGCCAAGGACACAAGTATATCCTGCTAACGGTCTCCAACTCGATTGAAACCAATTACCTTTGGCATCTAACTTATTAATCTCTATTTGACCCTTTGCAAGCTCTTGAGCATGGCGCTCTGCCATTGTGCTTATCTCATGAGCCAAAGCCATCTTCTGATCTTTGTCTTCTATAAACTTATCTAATAACTGCGTTGCTGGGCCAATCAAATTTTGTAACATAACCTTACCTATTTTTTTGACATATAAGCTGTTGCACCAAAGTATAAACCAATCACTGATGCTTGACTTAAAAATATCATGTCACTCATTGCACTCCATGTGTCTAGTCTATCTTCAGCAATTACTAATGATGCAAGCGGATATAAGATCATTGAAACCATTGCAACCCACGCCATTCGCCTCTGAG